CCTCTGGCAACTTAGGTCTTGGTGTTACGCCTAGTGCTTGGAGTGCTGTTAAAGCTATGCAGATAGGTACTGCGGCTGTGTATGCGCCGACTAGTTCTCAGAACACTACTTTGTCTGCAAATAATTATTATGATGGGTCTGTATTTAAATATATGACTTCAGACTACGCATCGTATTATCAGCAATTTAGCGGTCAACATCGTTGGTATAACGCAGCCTCAGGCACAGCAGGTAACTCAATCAGCTTCACCCAAGCAATGACGCTTGATGCTAGTGGGCAATTAGGTATTGGGACTACAACCCCAGGAACAACTTTAAACATTGGCAGCCCAGGTCATGGTTTAGGGTTTGCCTACGTTAACGGCAGCACATTGTCTCTGCTTGCTGGCGCATATACATCGTCTGCAACTTGGGGTCAGACAACCTACGGCAGTCTCTTGCTTAAAGCCAGAACCGACTACGGTGGCTATTACAGTATCGACTTCATCACAGCGTCAAGTGACAACACGCCTGTAACCCGTGCCCGTATCGACTCCAACGGTACATTCAAAAATGTAGCCACACTAAATTATGGTCTTTCCTCAGCTGTGACCGCCGCCGCAGGGACTTCTACGGCTGTATTTATTGCTAGATATAGCGCAACTGCTGGCGATACAGGTTCTGGCACAAACTCTTTTATTGTTTGGTCAAACGGTAACGTTGTAAACACCAACAACAGCTATGGCGCTATTTCAGATATAAAACTGAAAGAAAACATCACTGATACAACTCCAAAACTTGCAGATTTGATGCAGGTGCGTGTCCGTAATTACAACCTGAAAAATGCGCCAGAACAAAAACAACTTGGCGTTATTGCTCAAGAATTGGAACAAGTTTTTCCAAGTATGGTTGATGAAAGTCCAGACCGTGATGTGGAAGGTAACGACCTTGGTACGACAACAAAACAAGTCAAATACAGCGTGTTTGTTCCAATGCTCATCAAAGCCATCCAAGAACAACAAGCCATCATTGAAACCCTGACAAACCGAATCACAGCACTGGAGCAAGCATGACAATCGAAATAAATTGGCAGGTCAACAACCTAGAACGTCAAACCTCTGATGGTCTTGTAACCGTAGTGCATTGGGGCGCTTCAGCCGTAGACGGTGACTATTCTGCTGGTATCGTGAACACTCAAGCCCTAGAGCGTGGTGACAGCTTTGTTAACTACGACACCCTGACACAAAAGACTGTATTGGGTTGGGTTTGGAGCAAGGTAGACAAAGAGGCTGTGGAAGCTGCTTTGACTGCTCAGATCAATGCTCAGAAAGCCCCTGTGGTTGCTAACGGACTTCCTTGGGTGACTGAATGATTAAACTAGAACTTTCTCCAGAAGCGGTTAACTTTATTCTGCAAGTATTGGGTGATTTGCCTACAAAAACAGGCGCTTACCCACTTGCTATGCAGATTAAGGAACAAGCAGAGCAACAACTTCCGAAAGAGAGCGATGGATTACCAAGTTCTGTTTAATGGTGCTGTTGCCCTAGCCGCCTTCTTTGGTGGTTGGGTGCTAAACAACATCACAAAAGCCATTGAGCGCCTAGACTCTGACGTTCGTGCAATGCCACATGAGTATGTCGTAAAGAACGACTACAAAGATGACTTGCGTGAGGTCAAGGACTTGTGCCGCCAAATCTTTGAAAAGCTAGACGGCAAAGCCGACAAGTGAGACTGCCATTGACCCGATTTCTGCAATGCTCATGTTGGGAAGCGCACTCAAGGGTATACGCTCTTGCTGTGAAATGCTGTCTGAAGGCAAAGCAGAAATTCAAAGGATAAAAAAAGGTGTTGAAGATGCCAAGGCAATCGTCAAAGATGTTTCTGGTTTTTTTGGTTGGGTCAAGAGTTTGTTCTTACCAGAAGATAAGCAAAGCGTTAACTCTGGAAAAATTGAAGAGCCAAAGAAAAAAGTAAAGGATGAATATGTTGACTATATTCCTGACGAAGATGCAATCATTGACCAATTCATTAAGCACGTTGGGGACTTCTTTAAGGCTCAAGCCTATTTGGTAGCCTACAAAGAGGATTTGGAGAAAAAGGTATTTGGTAGTTCTTACGGTGACAACAACCTTGGCGCTTTGGAGTTGATTTCGATTGAGACAAAGTTGGTTAAATGTGGTGCTGAGTTAAGAGAATTGATGAATGAGGCTCCTGCACAGCTTGGGCCACTATATAGCCGATACAAGGCTATGTATTCAAAGATTCTTGACGAACAGAAAAAGGCAAGGGAGAGAGACAGAAGGAACGAGAAACAAAAGCGGATTGACAAGATCAAGACTGAGAATGACAGGGTTGATCGTTGTGTACCTCATTGGGTAACGCTTGGGTTGATTATTATCTTCTGGGTGTTTATATGGCTAATATCTCTGAGTATGACGCAAAAATCTACTTTTGGGGCATGGTCTTATTCGCCACCGTCAGCTTCATTGCCTTACCAGCCGTTGCCTTTATCTATCTTGACAACAAAATTCTCAGCGAACAGATAAAAGCAGACAGGCGTAAGACTGAGCAACTGAAACAGAAACTTGAAGAGCAACTGAAAGAGGGGAAACGTGAGAAATCTAATCCTGACGCTACTAGCGGTAACAGCATTGACGGGGTGCGAGGACAGATACCGATATACCTGTCAAAACCCAGACAAGTTTAATCTGCCTGAGTGCCAGAAGCCTCGATGCCTGTTTACCCAGACCTGTCCTGAATACTTGGTCGCCCCTATCTTGGAGAAGAAAATTGAGCAACCCCAATCAACAGCCTCTCAGTCCAGCGGAAATTGAGGTCAGGGTGTGGGCCTTTGTGGTCGGCATCGTGACTGTAATCCTAGCTGGAATCGTGTTCTTCATGTTGTACAGCGTGACGTTTGTAACCCAACCGATTAAGTCTATGGCTCCAATCGACCAAGGTTATCTCAAGATGCTGAACGACATTGTTCTACTCATCGTTGGTGGCATTGGTGGAGTGATGACTAAACGGGCAGTCTCAGGCTCATCTGGTGATCCAAAGGGAGAAACGCCCCCAAAGCCAAGTGACCCATCGGGTGCGTTGCCTGTATGGGTCAATCCTCAATTAGATGAGTCGTGGACACCACCCCCACCCCCTACAACTCCAGCAGACCACTTAGAGCCTGACCATGAACGTGAAGAACTGGCACAAGCGAGGGCGCACAATGATTAACCCTTGGATGATTATCGGTGCTATCTGTGTAGTCCTTGGTACATATAAGTACGGGACTCACACAGGATATAAAGAGCGTGATGCAGAGATGCAAGCTGAGATTGCTCGTCTGAATGAGGAATCTAGGGCTAAAGAGCAGAAACTCGCTCAAGACCTTAACCAAACATCTTCACAACTGAAAGAGGCTAACGATGTTGTCACTCAAAAACAAAACTCTCTTGATGCTGCCATTCGTGCTGGTCGGGTGCGGCTCAACTCCTCAAGTTGCGTACAAGCCGCCACAAGTTCCGCCTCTGCCAGCGGGAATAACGCCGAAGCAAGCGAATCTGAGCGAGAGACTCTCAGACTTATTGCTCAACTCGCAGCAGAAGGCGACAGGGCAATCAACGAACTCAACGCCTGTATCGCAGCCTACAACCAAGTAAAGGACACGATAAATGGTAACCGCTGAACAACTAGCCAAGCTACATATCGGAAGCCAATGGGTTGATGCGCTTAACGAGACTTTTGAGCGCTTTGAGATAAACACTCACAGAAAGCAAGCCGCATTTATAGGTCAATGTGGGCATGAGTGCGGTAACTTTAAGATTCTGGAAGAGAACTTAAACTATCGAGCCGCCACTCTGATGAAGTTATGGCCTAAACGCTTTCCAACTCAAGAGGTGGCTAATGCTTACGAGAGAAACCCTAGAAAAATCGCCAACATGGTTTATGCTAGTCGTATGGGCAACCGTGACGAGGCATCTGGTGACGGGTATCGTTTTCGGGGTCGTGGCTGTATTCAGCTTACAGGTCACGCTAATTATTTTCATGCTGGTAAGGCATTGGGCGTTGATTTTGTTATGGAGCCTGACCTTGTGGCTACTCCTAAATACGCAGCCCTGACAGCAGGTTGGTTTTGGTCAACTCACAACTGTAATAGCCTGGCAGAAGCCTCAGATTGGGTTGGGCTGACCAAGAAAATCAACGGTGGAACTATCGGCTTGGCAGATCGGATAAAGCACACGGAAGAGGCTCTTGCTGTTCTAGGATAGTCTCAACCGCTGCGATATAGCCCCTGATAAAGAATTCACGTTCTGTCGGGGTGCATTTCGTTCCTGCCAGCATTGTCTCCAGAGCCGATTGTGCCTTGAGGTAACTCTTTTTTGTCTGGGTCAGGTTTATCATCTAAATCTCTGCCGAATATTGCATCCCATCGGGAATTATATTCTTGCTGAGTTACGCTGAATGGGCGTGGTGCTGAACCTTTACTCATGTGTTCTTTTCCTTGAGTTTGGCTTCTGTTGCCTTTTGCACCTCATACGCCCACTCTGCGGCAGTCATGCCCAACTGAGAATACGTTACTGTATTCATTGCTTGTCGCCTTTCATCATCCGTCAGCCCAACCCATGTGCGCTGTGGTGGGGTGGTGTAGAGAGGGACAACTAGGTACGCCTCTGTTCCGTAGCCTGTATTTAGCCCTTTGCAATATGCGTTGGCAGAACCAATGTCTGAAAATGCTACTTTTTCATACGGCCCTGTTACCAAATACGCCACAGGCTCCTGCTCTGGCTCTTTGGGTTGTGGTGGCTGTGGGGATGTGACTTTGCGTGTTGGGATCGTTATGAGCCGAAGCAAAGTATCAGCCTCCTCAAGACTCAAAACATCATCGCTGTAAGCCCCCCACTCGTGGCGGCGAAGATTCCACACTTCGCGGTAACCCCTTGGGTTCCATCTTGCAATTGCGTAATGGCCTTTTACGCCATCGGCACGGTCGCTCAAATACGGAACCCACGCCACAGGCTCCTGCTCTTGCTGCAATGCTTTAGGCCAACCCTTTGGACATTCATCACGACCACAGGCTGTATCAATACAAGCCTCGCAACCAACGCATCGCTCCTGCTCTAGCTGTGAGTTTTTAGTGTCTTGCGAATTGTTCATGTTGTTCACCTCTTGCTTTTTGTACGGCTTGAGCAGCCAGTTCTATTGATTCAAAATACCCAATGTTTTTTTGCTTGCTGTTTACCTTGAGATACGCTTTCCATTTGTTGTACCGCTTGTCAAAGCAAACGCCTTTAACCCCGCTTGTGTTGTTCTTTGGCGCTGCCTGATTCCATTTATTTTGTGATGCTGTTGCTTCTCTAAGGTTTTCAATCTTGTTATTTAGCCTGTCACAGTCAATGTGGTCTACAAATTCAGGCATATAACCGTTGTGCATCTTGAATATCAAACGATGCAGTTTGTAGATTTTTTGGTTTAACTTGACTTCGGCATACCCACTTCTAGCCACCCAACCAACAAGATTGCCAACTACAACCTTTTTGCGTGGAGCTTTCCAAAATAGAAAACCTCGCTCGTAATGAAACAGCTCTTTCAGTTCTTGCTGCGTTGGTTCAAGCGCCAGCTTCAATGCTTCTCTTTCAGTCATTTGACGCACTCCAAACTGCCATTAGAGCGATAAATATCAATCCACCGATAAGGCATCCCAAACCAAGAATCGTTACAAGAATCAAGATATTCGTCATAAATCTCCCCCACAAGGAAAAACGCAAAAGCGATGAATATCATTTAGCCACCATCACTCTCTGTTGTCTACCTGACTTTCCTACCCTTGTGCCTGTGATTTCAATGAATCCTTTGTCCAGTAACGCCTTGTATCTAGCCGTGATTGAGGAATAAGGCATTGTCGGGAACATGGCAAGGATTTGGTCGCTAATGCAACCAGCCTCGCCAAACCCCTTAATCGCCTCATAGACCAACTTTTCTAGCCGAGAGGTATCAACCTTCTCAGCCGCCTCAAAAGAGGTTTGTGGGTCGTTTTTACGAAACAGCTTACCGAAAAATGTGCCAAATTCCATGTGTCTTACTCCGTCTTAAGTTGGCTTAAATTTATCTCAAAAATCTACATCTTCAAAGTCTTTTGGGAATCCTTTATCTTCTTTTGGTTTGGGTTCGTTCAGATAACACCAACCAGACCAACCACCTTCAACGATTGGAACGCTGTCAATCCGCAGCATCAGTCCGTTCTTGGTGTCGATCACAGAGCCTACTCGCTGATAGCGGTTCTTTTCCTGACCGTCTTTGTTTGTGTATTTGCCCACGATTGTGGAGACTTCATAGACTGTTTTAGCCATTGTTTTCTTTCAGTTTGTTAAGTTTCTCAATGCGTTGCTCAAGTTCTGTTTTGAACTTATGCACTTCTTCTTCTAATTCTTTGATATATTTATCGTCACGCTCTACCCGTTTGACGAACAACTGTAAGCCTTCAGGCGCTCTTGGGTCAAAACTTACAAAGTCAACCCACAAGCGATTTGCACAAGCCATTTGCCATTGCATTTGAGGAATGTACTTAGAAGGCACTTCACCTTTTAGAAGTGTCTCAAAGTGAGTTGCTGTGTTTGGGCATTTGATCTCAATCATCCCGTCAATGTCCACTAACCCATCTGGTGAGGCAGCACACATTGGTAGGAATGGATGGTCAATAATTCCCACCTCATCAACGAGAACATCTTTGAGAGCCTCGTAAGCTGCCTTGGCAAACTCCTCGTTAGCAGTACCCCATTCCATTGCTGCGTTGGTGAATGACTCGCCTTTTTGACCCGTCATTCGTTCGCAAATCAACTGTGCCATGTAGTTATCACGGCTGGTTGAATATCCTGATTTAGTCTTGGCAATTACATCAGCAACTCGGCTGGCGGTTACTTTGCCAATACGGGCTGCAAACCATTCTGGTGTGCCTTGTTCAATCATTGTTTATCCTTCCAATCCTTTAGAGCTTTTTTGCCCATTTCAGTCAATATGCTTCCAGAGTTCACAAAGCCCCTGCGTCTAAGCGACCAATAAGTGTTCCATGAACCAGGCTTTTTGTTATCCAACTTAAACTTCCAACCTAACGCAAAGTGCTTAAGCATAAAGGCTTGATGTTCGGTAAGTTGAATTTTGGCCATTTCATTCTTGGCCTTTCAGTTTTAATCCGTGTGCAGCCATGGCTTCTTTAATTAGTTTCAAGCCTTTCATACCCAAATTTGGAATCCTTCTTAAGTCACGTTCAGTCCAAAGACACAAATCTTCTTTCATTTGAATACACTCAGAAGTTAAACAGTTATGGTATCGAATTGGCAGGTCAAGTTCTTTTAGATTTGAATTTTCATAACGATATTTGCGTTTTTCTTCTTCTTCCCATTCTTGAATAATACGATCACGGTGTTCAACCATTTCCTTTGCCATGCGATATGCTGTTTGCGCCAAAGCAAATGGATTTGTAATGCCCATTTTTTCAATTTGAGCGTTCATTGCGTTTACCGCAAAGTGATCTAACAGTTCTTCTTTGGTCATTTCAAACTCGCTTTCTTTTCGTCTTTAGCTGCAATCACTTTCTTCTGCCAGTTTGCATCTGTGCCACAGGCTTTATAAGCGGCTTGATAGGCTGCTTTGAGTGAATCTGAATCCGTAGCATCTTGGATAGCTAACAAGTGGTCAGCCATTACGCTTGAATCAACATTAGTCTTTTCTGGGCGTGATGCTCGATTGCCATCATCATCTTCTGGGGCGATTCCGCAAGCTGCCATAAGCGAGTAACGGCGACCATAAGTCAGCGCAGAAGCGTAGCCTTGTGGGTCTTTCTTGGTGGCGGGGAAGTGAACAATCCCACACTCCAACATCTCGCCTGATTCGTGGACAAACACAGTCTCAACCATAATTCCATCAGGACAGTCGTAATTCTTCTGGAGAAGAAAAATCCCGTTGTTGTTTAGTGCGTCAATGACCGCCTCAACGCAAGCTGACAGATCAGCGTAACGTGAGCGAAAGTGTGGATTGGTTGAAGTTTTGAGCGCAGGGCCAAAGGCTTTCTGTGCTTTTACAAGGGCTGTGGCAATGTTCTTCATTTTGCACCCCACACAAACAAGTCAAGAATCACAACTGCAAAAGCAACAATGCTTACAGCGATCATCACTTTGTCAACGAGATTGAGTTGTTTTACAGGGATTTCTATTGCTGCACCGTATTCAACGGTATTTTGAAACGCCTCGTTCATTGTGCGAGGTAATTTGCGATCTGTGTCCATGATTACTCCTTAAAAGACCCTTGGGATAAGGGCATGACTAGATATTACTCGATTCCAGCTTGTGTGCGACCATCAAGCCAAAAATAAATCCGAATGTTGTTGTCAAAATGCGACATTCCATTGACCACTCAGCGGGATTGAAACTCACCGATATGAATGAACCGATGAGATAGAAAAACGCTAGTGTCACAACGAACGGGAGCAGGGTTAGGGCGATTGTCTTTATCACGTCTTTTTCTCCAGCCTTTAGCGATACATTGCATTGTCAAGTGCTTTCATGTCGTATTGGTCAATCGCAAAATCAACCTCTCTTTGAATCGCATCGTCTTTGCGATACTTGGCATATTGACGCTCAAAGTCCTCAATGACTGCTTCAGAGAGAAGGTTGTAAATGCAATCCTCTGAGTTGATGTAAACGTACCAGAGTGAGCCTGTGTATTCCTCAAAGTGGCACACAAACTTAGCTGAACTGTCGTGGTGGGATAAGGTTAAGATTTCCATGTTTACTCCTAAAAAGACCCTCACAGCGAGGGCATGAAAACAATCATAATCAAAAATCTGCGGTTGTGAAAAATATTTTTAGTCTGTTGCAAGGAAGCAACGCTAATGTCGCTTTTTTGATACACAATAAATCATGTACTTCCCAAAATGCTTTTTTTCCTATGAGCAATATCGAGAGTGGGTTACGCTTGCAAAACAAGCCAAGGAAAACGTGTCCCCTTGTGACGATTGTTCTGTACGGTATGAACTCAAGATGAGAGAAGCTGGCAGGTGTGATCGTGCTTGGATAACGAAGAATTTAGTCATTGGCAGGAAATCACTTTCACAGGGAATGTTTGAATGAAACTCAGAAACGCTCACAAAGATATGCTCAAGCGGCTGGCGTATGGCCCAAAGTCCACCAGATCGTTTACCCACGGAGACACGGGAAACAGCCAACTATCTGTACATTTCCAGAGATACCTAGAGGAAATGGCTCAAGCAGGGCTGGTTGTTGTAATTTCGCAACACGGTGATGATTTGTGGCATATCACGGAACACGGGCGTAAGGCGATGGAAGCGCCAAAGATCGCCACTACCAGAAAAGTTGTGGCAGGAACGACTGTGGGCTTTTATGATGGTAAAGAATTGACTAGGACTTGTCAGCGACCTGGTGCGTATGACTTCCTGCAATACCCCTCGCTTATGGGTGATAAGCGTATTTTTAGAGGTGCTTTATGAAAACAGTAATCGGAATCGTTTTAGCCTTGGCTTCTAGTGTCGCTTTGGCTCAGTTCTCAACCCACACCTACATGGTGGGTAACAAGATGGTAACTTGCACAACCACTTGTTCTGGCCCTAATATGTGTACCACAAGTTGTTTCTGATGAGTTACGCAGCGACTGAAATTAAGGTTATCCAATGGGGTGAGGCGAGAGGAATCGTTCAGAACTCCACCCCAGAGGCTCAAGCTGTCAAGACCCAAGAGGAACTAGACGAACTCATAGACGCTATCAGGAATGGCGACAAAGAGGCTATGAAGGATGCCTACGGGGATATTCTGGTGACTTTGGTGATGGGTTGCGCCTGTGCGGATTTAGACCTTGTGGAGTGCTTTAAGGGCGCTTACGAGGAAATCAAAGACCGTAAGGGTTATCTAGGGGCTGACGGGATATTTGTGAAACAGGTATAATGTTTTGAAACACGGCTAGGGTAGCTCCCGAAAAGGCGATTCTTTCACCGCCCTGCCATTTGTGTTTAGTGAAAGCAACCGATGAAAGCAGGTTAAAAGTGGCAACACTCACTCTCAAAAAGCCTAAACGTATAGGCGATAAACCCCTAGTTGAATTTGAAGGCGACTTTGTGGTTATGCGACACGCAAGATCAAAACATTCTTTGCGCTTTACTTCAACTCACAAATCACAAGAACTAGCGACCAAAGAAGCTAGACGCTTGGCAAAAGAAAGCCAAACAGAACGCTATCTTGTTTTGCAAATAGTCGATCATGTGGATTGGGCAGCATAATGCACTACTACCAGCATCACATTGGCGACTTTATCAAGGACACAACAAACCTTGACGATCATCAGCTTGCAACTTATTTGCGTATGTTGTGGGTTTACTACACAGAAGAAAAACCATTTGATGATGATCTAGAAAGTATTGCGTTTGCAATGCGTTCGGATGAAAAAACGGTGCATTTGCTTTTGCGTCACTTCTTTGAAAAATCTGTGGATAAGTGGCATCACAACCGCTGCGATCGTGAAATTGCTAAGTATCATGCAAAGAGCGAAAGTGCCGCAAAGAGTGCGAACGCACGATGGAATAATGCGAAGGCAATGCGAACGCATACCGAACGCAATACGAACGAATCTGTTTTTGATGCTAACCAAGAACCAATAACCAATAACCAAAAACCAATAAAGAATAAAGCAACTGTCGTTGCTACGCCTGAAGGCGTTTCAGATTCTGTTTGGCAGGATTTCAAAACCCTTAGAAAAGCTAAGAAAGCCCCGATAACCGAAAGAGCGTTGGATGGTCTAAGGTCTGAGGCTCAGAAAGCTGGTTGGACATTGGAACAGGCTTTGAGCGAGTGCTGTGTTCGTGGCTGGCAAGCATTTAAGGCTGATTGGGTGGCTCAAAAGGTGAGCCAACAGGACATTGCCAGAATTACAACCCCAACACCTGCCAACCATGATGCTGCCCTGCGGAAGATTGAGGAAGATCGAAAGAAGGCGGCTAAACCGAGTGCAGAGGTTCAAGCAAGAATAAATGAAATTTTGAAGGGAAAGGTGGCATGAATGAGTTGGCTTTATTCGCAGGCGCTGGTGGCGGAATACTTGGGGGAAAACTTCTCGGATGGCGAACAGTCTGCGCCGTTGAATGGGAACCCTATCCAGCAAGCGTATTGTGCGCCCGACAAAATGACGGACTTCTCCCGCCTTTCCCGATTTGGGATGATGTTCAAACCTTTGACGGACGACCTTGGAGAGGCATTGTTGATGTCGTATCGGGAGGCTTTCCATGTACGGACATTTCAGTCGCAGGAAAAGGAGCAGGGATTGACGGAGAAGCCTCTGGAATGTGGCGAGAAATGGCTCGCATCATTTGCGAAGTACGACCCAAATACGCATTCATTGAAAACTCACCAATGCTCACTATTCGAGGACTCGACAGAGTCTTGTGCGACCTTGCCAAATTGGGGTTTGATGCGAAATGGGGAGTGTTGGGAGCAGACTCGATTGGATTACCCCATAGGAGAGAACGAATTTGGGTGCTGGCTACCGACCCCAGTCACAAGTATGTGGAGAGGTGCGGCAAAGAAAAGATATTGGGGAAGCCGAGAATACAGAGCAAGTTTTACAACGGAGTGGATAAGAACGAGCCAGGATTGCGATCAATACTACGACCCGGACTATCTAGAACTCATAATGTACTTCCCGGACAAGTGGACAGAACTAAAGCCATTGGGAATGCACAAGTTCCAAGAGTGGCGGCAACCGCTTGGAGAATTCTGAATGATTTATAAAAATGGACTTAGAACATCTGAAAAACTGCGAAGCAAAAGAATGGCTGAACCGCTATGCCGAGAAAGTATCGACTTTAGGCTCAAGGAAAGCATACGCATGGTGGCAGGGCGTGTTAGAGGACTTGCGGAGAATCAGAGGCGAATCCGCTACTTTGGATTTGAGACAACGCATGAACAGGATAAAAAATGAACGAACTAATCAACAAGGCACTAACGTATAAATATCTCTATACTCAAGCTGCACAAAGACGCTTTTCAGCTATTTGCAGGGGTGACTTTATCGCTGCGATGAGTTGTGAGTTTGAGGCGCTTTACTATCTTGACACAGTTTGTGAACTGACAGCAAAGTTAGACACAAAAGACTTTAATCGCTACTGCCACCTGATGTGGTGTGATGGTGTATGAGATACGCAGCTAGGGTAGACGCAAACCAAGAGCAGATCGTTTCTGCTTTGAGGGCTGCTGGCGCTTATGTGTGGATTATCGGATTGCCTGTGGATTTGTTGGTTGGATACAACAACAAGACTTTTTTAGTTGAGGTCAAGACAAATTCCAAGAAAAAGCTGACAAAATTACAGACAGAGTTTTTCGAGAAGTGGTGCGGTGGGACTCTCTGCCGCATTGATGGCCCTGAAGCAGCTTTAAGAATGATTGGAGTGGTCAAGTGAAGTACGAATTAAGAACACCAGAGCAAGCAACATCGTTAATGCAGACGATATGGCCTAAAGTCAAAGAAGCCATAAAAAGCGGTAAGCATTTGTCTCTTGAGATCAAAGCGGTAAACAAGAGCCGTGAACAAGAGGAAAAATATCACGCCATGATTGGCGACATTGCCAAACAAGCAAGCCACCTAGGTTCTAAGTGGGACTCTGAAAGCTGGAAGCGTTTTCTGTTGTGGCAATTTGCAAAAGATACGAACACAAACCAAGGTCAGATCGTGCCAAGCCTAGACGGTACTGGAATTGTCCAACTTGGATTGCAATCAAGAAGTTTCACAAAAGAACAAGCAAGCGAGTTTGTAGAGTGGCTAAACGCTTGGGGTGCTGAGAATGGTATTACTTTTACGGAGAAAACATGAGCGATATTCAATATTTTATTTTTGGCGCATTGTGCGTTTTGGTTTTTAGAATCCTAGCCGCTGCCACAGACATTCTCATTAAGCACATTGAAAAGCACAAATGAAGTTTGTCACCAAGGTAGACCGAAACACAGGCATGAATCCTGTCGCTAGGGCTATTGCTAAACAGAAACTCAAAGACTCAATAACAAGCCACAGGATTTCAATCTTCCTATTGGATGACGGAGAAGATGCCTCAAGCGAGATGGTCGCCACATCACTTCCTGTCTACGCCATGATGACTTGTTACGAAGAACTCAAGAAAACAGATTCAGTTGAATACAGAAAGTTAAAAAGTGCTGGAAACATACTCCTCGAATGTTCAAAGTCAGGATTTAAGTGGAAACGAGAGTTTGCAATCACAATCGACAACGCTCTACAAATCTGCCAAGAAGAATGGACAAGAGTCCCCCCGAAAGTCCTCAACCAAGCCATTAACACCCTCACTTCAACTCCTGCTGTCCAGAACTGAACCAGACGGGGATTGCCTGATTTGGACTTCAACGACAAGTTGTTACGGGTATCCGATCATTCGGTACAACCAGAAAACAGCGACAGTCAGGGGAATCATTGCTCAGATATACGGAAAAAGTAAGCGAAAAGGCGATGTTTACACCACAATCTGCAAAAACAAACGATGCCTAGCCGAAGATCACATTCGGGCGGTAAATCGCAAGTCTTTAGCGCAGACAATGGACAAATCTTACGCATCGAATCCTGTGAGGGCATCGAGGATTTCAGAACAGTCCCGTAAACGGGGTAAATTGACGCAGGAACAGGCTGATTTGATTCGGGTAAGCCCAGATACCCAGAGAGTGCTTTCAGAGCGTTATGGAGTCTCTAAACGGGTCATTTGGGACATTAAGAACGGTAAGCGGTGGAAAGACTACAAATCTAACTTTTGGGGTGGTTTATGACACAAGATGAAATCATTGAGATGGCAAGACAGGCGGCATCACATGGTGTCGAAAATCATAGGTCTGGCGAAGTCTCATTTGTTTTTTATAACGAGCATTTGATGAACTTTGCCAAACTTGTGGCAGAAGCAGAAAAAGAACGAATCGCCAACAAAATAGAAAAACTCCCGTTTGGAGACACGGCTCAATCTTTTGCTATTTGGGTTAGAAATGATACCTAAGTTCAAATATTTCAGGTCAAAGAAACACCTAAAGAATGTCGCAAGCCTAGCCTGTCAGCATTGTGGTCTGGAAGGCTCAACCCAAGCGGCTCACTCTAACCAACTCAAACATGGGAAGGGCAGGGGGATAAAGGCTTCTGACGAATACACAGCGGCTTTATGTCTGAGGTGTCATTTTGAACTTGACCAAGGTTCTCGGATGAGCAAAGATGAAAGGGCTGAACTGTGGGAAAAAGCACACAGAAAGACGATTGATGAACTGATTAAGCGAAATCTATGGCCTGAAGAGGTTAAAATCTAACCGTTGGTAATCTGAGCAGTTGCCGACCTTTGGCGGTTTACGGACTGCCTTTTTTTTCGTAGAATGACGAAAACCATGAAAGGCTTATATGGCTGGACTTTTAGCCCCCGCTGCTGAAATTAAAGTTGAGATCGAGGAAATCGAGGCAGAGAAGCCTGTGATTGAAGGTCTGACAAAAGAATCAAACGCAAAAACCCGTTCTACCTTGGTTGAGACACAAATGCTCGGCCCTGTTAAGGTTGACGCACCTAACACAGAGTTCTGGCGTGGTCTAGCAAACGTCTGGCGCATTTCCCCAGATCAAGCCAAGCGCAGACTGTGTGCGAACTGTGAGTATTTCGATGACCAACCCGACACTTTAGAGGCGATGGAAGTCGTGCCTCAAGACGAGTTCGACAAAGACGGTGGTGGTCGTGGTTACTGCCATAAATTCGAGTTTATCTGCCATAACTTGCGTGTCTGCAAGGCGTGGGAAAAAGCCCCTGTAATGATGGAGAACGATGATGAAAATGACTAAAGCAGGTGAGAAGAAAATGGGCAAAGTCATGTCTGAGTATGGCAAAGGAAAGTTGCACTCAGGCAAGGGTGGCCCTGTCGTGAAGAGCCAAAAACAAGCCGTTGCCATTGGTTTGTCGCAAGCCAAGAAAGCGATGAAGAAAAAATGAAGGTTTGCTTTAAGTGCAAAGAGAAAAAAGACTTTGCACTTTTTTTTCGCCATAACCAAACAAGTGATGGGTATCATAGTTGGTGCAAAATTTGTTGCTCTGAAGGAAATGCAAAATCAAGGATAAAATTGCGATCAACCATTGAGGGCAGGGCGCAAGTTTTTATAAACACATCAAAGAAAAGTTCTGAAAAACGAAAGCAAGAATTTTCGTTGCAAATTTCTGACATTGTTAATTGTTGGCATAATCAAAGCGGGATATGTGCTTATAGCGGTAGGGAAATGACGCTTGATGCTGGCAAGTTAAACACAGTTTCAATTGAGCGAATTGACAGCAAGATAGGTTACACGCCTGAAAATACTATTCTTGTCTGCCAAGCAATCAACAGGATGAAATCTGATTTTTCCTATGAAGATTTTTATAGCCTATGTGCAGATGTTGCACAATTTTTAGGTGATGAAAATCTACAACTTAATGTTGGAGCATACAAATGAAGAAGCCAGGTGATCCAGGACTCTATGCGGCAATCCACGTAAAGCGTGAGCGCATTGAAAAGCAAAAAGCTGCTGGAAAGACTCCAGAAAAGATGCGTAAGCCTGGCACAAAGGGCGCTCCTACTGCCAAAGCCTTTAAGCAAGCAGCCAAAACAGCTAAGTGATTCCTAAAAAACTCCATTTTGTCTGGATTGGTGACAAGTCCAAACGCCCAGACCATTGCATAAACTCATGGCGCAACCTAAATCCTGATTACGAGATCAAGATATGGGGCAATGAGGAATTAAAAGGCAACCCTTGGTTTAATGCCAAGCACATCGTAGAGATGGCGAAATACGAACTGTGTGGGGTTGCCGACATGATGCGGTATGAAATCCTCTATAACGAAGGTGGAATCACGCTAGATGCTGATTCTGTCTGCCTTTCTCCGTTAGAGGATTGGTTGCTCAAACCAGACGCTTTTGCCCATTGGGAACAAGAGATAACCCGACCTGGGCTGATTAACGTCAGCGTCATGGGTTCAATCCCTGAGAATCCGTTTTTCGGTCAATGTATCGAGACACTCCGACAAAAGGAAACGGTAACAGATAAACGGGCTTGGGAGTCAACAGGCCCTGTTCTGATTACCGAGGTCTTTCTTCAGACCAAATATCCCCTGACAATCTATCCATCCCACTATTTCACCAGAGAGCACTTCTCAGGGCAGATTTACACGGGCAACGGGCATTGTTTCGCAACACAATTTTGGGAGAGTACGATTGAATACGCAGATCGAGCAACGTGATGGTTGGTGGTGGCCTAAAGATGACGTTCAGGCTTGGGAGTGGATTCCCAAAGAGATTGCGGCTATCCCTGACCTTGTGAAGTGGGTTCCAAAGCGGGATTTGGTTATTCATGCGGGTGGGAATTGCGGGGTTTGGTCGAAGATTTATGCTGAACTTTTCAGCAAAGTCGTGACATTTGAGCCGAACGACATTAACTTTGAGTGCTTTCAAAGGAATGTATCCGAGGCAAATGTTGAGATTTACAAGGCTGGACTGTCAGACAAAGCTGGATTCTGTCGCTCGGTAGAGGGTGATGAGGGTCAAAACTACGGTGCACTTCAGATTGAAGAGGCAGAAGAAGGCATCCCGATGATGACCATTGACAGCCTGAATCTCAATCCTGACCTGATTCAGTTGGATGTTGAGGGATTTGAGGAAAACGCCTTAAAGGGTGCTTTTGACACGATTATGAGGGCTAGACCGATTATCATCATCGAGCAGAAAAGACTAGCCAAAAACGGCATGGATGACGCTGAAATCGCTATAATGATTCAGAAGTTAGGCTACTTTTTTGCAGAGAGAGTGTGGTCTGACAACGTATTTATCCCTGCGGAGATGGTATGAAACGAGGAAATGAAGAGTTTTCTGGTTACAACAAACCAAAGAGAACGCCTAACCACCCGACAAAAAGCCACGCAGTCTTGGCAAAGTCAGGTGATGAGGTGAAACTTATCCGTTTCGGTCAGCAGGGTGTAAAAGGTTCCCCTGATGGCTCTAAGCGTAACGAGGCATTTAAGGCACGACACGCCAAAAACATAGCCAAAGGGAAAATGAGCGCAGCATATTGGGCTGACAAAGTTAAGTGGTAAGTGTTAGTTATAACCAACGAGCCGTAAGGAATTGGTAAGCATGAATAAAATACGGGAAAGAAATTCTGGGTTTGAAGCCCAAAAGGGTCGAGGCAGACCCAAGGGGGCGGTTAATCGAACCACCAGCGAGTTTAGAGACACGGTTAAGGCTCTGCTAGAGGATAACCGTGAAAACGTGGCTAAATGGCTTTCTGAGGTTGCTAACGGTGATGAGACTAAAGACCGCAAACCAGACCCTTACCGAGCATTAGATATGTTGGCTAAGTTAGCAGAGTACGCTGCTCCTAAACTCTCAAGAACTGAGGTCACAGGCGACTCTGACAAACCCATTGAACTTAAGGTCACATGGGCGAAATAGTCATTCCATATTCGCCTAGAGAACAGCAAAGCCAAATCCACGACCTGATAGACAACAAGCGGTTTACTGTCGTAGTGGCTCATCGAAGGATGGGCAAGACTGTCTCAGCGATCAACCACATTATCAAGGCGGCTATCCTGAACCAAAAGGAAGCGCCTCGATATGCTTATATCGCCCCGACTTACGGACAAGCCAAGCGGGTGGCATGGGACTACCTTGTTAAATACTCCACTCCTTTGGGTGGGACACAGAACATCTCTGAATTGCGGGTTGACTTCTGGGGTCGAAGGATTCAGCTTTACGGCTCTGACAATCCAGAAGCCTTACGGGGTCAATACTTTGACGGGGTGATTCTTGATGAGATTGGCGACCAAAACCCAAAGATTTGGACTGACATTATCCGACCTGCCCTAGCTGACCGTCTGGGATGGTGTTTGTTTATCGGTACGCCAAAGGGTCACAACCACTTTAAGGACTTGAGAGACAGAGCCGAAACAGAGGATGGTTGGGGGCTTTTGGAGTTCAAGGCTAGTCAGACAGGGGTAATTGCTCAGTCTGAATTAGACGCTGCCAAGTCCGAGATGGGTGAGGATAAGTATCTTCAGGAATTTGAATGTTCGTTTAACGCTGCCGTAGAGGGTTCTTACTACGGGCAAATCATTAACGACCTAGAGACAAAGAATCACATTCAAGAGATTCCAAGGGATGACCTGTGCCGAACGGTCTGCGCTTGGGACTTAGGAATGGGGGACTCGACAGCTATTTGGGTGGCTCAGATCGCTGGTTCAGAGATTCGCTTGATGGACTACTACGAAAACAATGGGGTTGGGCTGGATAAATACGTCACATGGCTGAGAGAGAATAATTGGGCGACTGCCGAGCAAATCCTGCCCCATGACGTTCAGGTAAGGGAATTGGGTTCAGGAAAGAGCCGATTAGAAGTCTTACAAGAGGCTGGATTAAACGTCAGGGTCGCTCCGAGAATGAGCGTAGACGATGGGATTCAGGCTGTTCGCCGCCTTCTGCCGAGATGCTGGTTTAACGTTCCTAGCGTAAAGATCGGTCTAGACTGCCTGAGAAACTATCGCCGTGAGTACGATGAAAAGAGGAAAGTCTTTTACGACAGACCTTTACACGATTGGTCAAGCCACGGCTCAGACGCTTTCCGCTACCTTGCGATTGGACTCGATGAGGGTTCTTCATGGGGTAAATCTATCAACCAACCACCGAAATGGGTCATTTAATGTATATGCTCAGACAAGGCGATATAGCCGATGCCAAAAAGATTGCTCGTCTAGAAGAGTTAATTCTCAACCTTGAAAAACGGGTCGAAATGCTTGAAAATGTTGCGAAACCGCTACAATCAGAGCAACGCCCACGATTGGGCAGACCGCCAAAGGTTAAAGATGAGCCAAGACAAACTGAAGTCGATACTGGAATCGGAAATTGATAACTCCATCGGATTCCTAGAAACCGAAACGACTCAACAGCGCACAGACGCACTATCCTTTTATCTACGCCAACCACTCGGAAATGAAGTCGAGGGTAAATCATCCATCGTAACTGGCGAAGTCGCTGAAGCGGTGGATGGTGCTTTGCCACCTTTGGTGCGTATCTTCTCATCGTCTGATGAGGTTGTGAGATTCGACCCTCGTGGCCCACAAGATGAGGCTGGAGCCAAGCAAGCGACTGAATACTGTAATTGGGTGTTCATGCGTGATAACGCTGGCGTAATCATCATGCACGATTGGTTTAAGGATGCCCTACTCCAAAAGGTAGGTGTCGTTAAAGCCTATTGGGAAGATAAAGAGGATGTAACCAAAGAAAAATATCGTGACTTGTCTGATGATGAGTTAGCGATGCTTCTCTCTGATGACACGATGGAGATCGTTGAGAAAGAGGTTGTAGAGAACGAACTTAAAGACCCTGCGGGTAATCCAGTTCTAGACCCAATGGGTCAGCCTGTGATGTATTCCTCGAATACCGTAGTGGTTAAAAAGAAGAAAAAATCAGGTCGTGTTGTCGTTGAGAACGTGCCGCCTGAAGAATTCCTCATCTCTAAACGAGCCAAGAAAAGCCCACAGGATGCGCCTTTTGTCGCTCATCGCCGCTTAATCACCCGTAGCGACTTGATCGCAATGGGCTTTGATAAAGACGTTGTGAACGGACTCCAAGCCTCTAGTGCGCTGACTTACTCACCTGAGTACCTAGCCCGTGTTGCACCTGGCGAGAATCCTGACGATGGAATCTCAGCCGATGAGTCAATGGAGACTATTGAGGTTTTCGAGTGCTATGTCACAGCCGATATTGACGGTGACGGTATTGCTGAACTGCGCCAAGTCTTTTACGCCTCAAACGAAATCCTGAGTGACGAAGAGACTGACTACATTCCTTTCCACTCACTCTGCCCAATTCCAACTCCACACAAGTTCTTTGGCGAATCTCTCGCTGACAGGACTATGGACTTGCAGTTAATCAAGACCACGATCACTCGTCAAATCTTGGATAATCTGTATCTGACGAACAACGCCCGTGTGACAGCGGTGGATGGTCAAGTTAACTTAGATGACCTTCTGACAGCTACTGCTGGCGGCGTAGTGCGGATTAAATCCCAAGGCGCTGTTCAACAGTTAGCCGTTCAGCCTGTGGCGCAACAAGCCTTCCCGATGCTTCAATATTTGGACTCAATCCAACAAAAGCGCACAGGGGTTACAGAGGCTTCTCAGGGTCTTGACCCGTCTATCCTTCAAAACGTGACTGCCGCTGCTGTTGCGTCTATGCAACAGTCTGCCGCTGGCAAGATTGAGATGATTGCCCGAATCTTTGCTGAGACAGGCGTTAAATCTCTGTTCCAAGGCATCTTGCATCTTCTCTGTAAGTACCAAGATAAGGCTCGTATCGTTCGGATGCGTGGTCAGTATGTGTCTTTTGACCCCCGTGAGTGGTCAAATCAGTACGATGTGGACATTAACGTGGGTCTGGGCGCAGGAAACCGCCAAGAACAAATGGCGATGCTGAATATGGTTCTCGCCAAACAAGAGCAAGTTCTCGGACAAATGGGGCCAGCTAATCCGTTGGTTTCTATGGGTCAGTACCGTAATACTCTTGGTCGGATGGTTGAAGCCGCAGGATTTAAGGATTCTGCCGAATTCTATAAACCCATCACTCCAGAGCAAGATCAGGCTCTCGCCAATCCTCAACCTCAACAGCCGCAAATGCCGCCAGAGGTTCAGGCTTACATGGCTAAGACCCAAGCGGATATTCAGGCTCAACAAATGAAGGCGCAAGCTGACATTGAGTTAGCCCAACAAAAGGCAATCGCTGACCTACAACTCATGCGTGAAAAGAACACGGCTCAGATTCAACTAGAGCGTGAAAAAGCCGCAGCACAGTTGGCTCTGAAACAAGAGGAATTCTTGGCAGAGGCTCAAATGAAAGCCATGAAGGTTGGTGCTGGCATCACTTCTAACGTAGAAATACCAGGTTAAGGGGAACGATATGGGGCTTGGTTTAGGTCGTCTTAATCCTGTCAGGATTATCAGCAATGCAATCGAATCAGGTGGCGAAATAGGTCAAGGCGCTATTGATACGGTTAAAGATGTTGGCAAACAAATAGATCAAACCGTTCGTGAGCAGTTGCCAGGCGGTTGGACTACTGCCGCATTATTAGCCGCTGGTTACTATTATTCTCCTGAGATAAACGCCTACATTAGCGCAGACGGGGCTACTATGGCTGCTGGCGCTGATGTAGCCGCCGCTGATGCCGCTGCTACCGCCGCCGCTGAACAAATTGCCGCTGAACAAGCCGCCCGAATAGCCGCAGAAAATGCCGCTTGGGATGCTGCCGCCATTGATTTGGCTAACTCTGCATCGCCAGTTTTTGCGACTTCTGCCGCCGCAAAAGGGCTGACCTTAAAAGAAGGTTTGGACATGGCGAGGGCTGGTTTATTGGTTAACGCTATAACTGGCGACCCTCTTGGATTAAGTGATGTAACGGGTAGTGGTGCTAATACATTCGCCCAGAGTGGATTTGCCCAAGTCCCTATCCCAGAGGATTGGAAGTCTCCAGAATACACCTACACTCCCGTTCAGAATGTGACTTTTGAGGACTTATTCCCAGGCGTTTCCCTTCAGGGTACTCAATGGCAGAATATGCCTCAAGCGCAGACGTTTAATGAATTGTTCGCTGCTGGCAGACAGACTCCAATGGGGTCTCCTGTGGACTTAAATCAAATAGTGGGGTCAATCCTTGGACAAAGCACAACGGGCTAAGAATCTAATCTCCGATGACTTTTTCATGGGAGAGCTTGAGGTTTTGAAGAACGCAGAACTGGCGGTGATCGTCAATTCTCAGCCTCACAATATTGATGAACGAGAAGTTGCGTATTTGAAAATAAACGCATTACAATCGGTCATAGCGCATTTTGAGAGTTTGGCTGCAACAAGCGAAATAATCAAAAAGCGTTGGAAAATCCTCTAACGAGGCGGTGGCCTACCGTTTAGGCTGACAATTTGGGAATCAAATGAGCGAAAACACGACTCCGCAAGGAAGTGGAACGCTGACGGTGGACACAGCCGCAGCAGCATTTTTGGGCATGATGGAATCAGCAGAGGGAGCCGAGAGCCAACCCGAAACTGAGGAAACTGTCGAGGAATATGTTGAGGACTCTGAACCAGAGTTGGTAGATTCTGAAGAAGTTCAAGAACAGCCTACCCGTACCTTCAAGGTGAAAGCCGCAGGTGAGGAAAGGGAAGTAACTGAGACAGAACTTATTGAGGGCTACCAATTAGGTGCGGATTACACCAAGAAAACCCAGAAACTTGCTGAAGAACGCAAAGCGGTGGAAGCCGAAAGAGCGAAGATTCAGGAAGCGACAAAATTAAGAGATCAGTACGCCCAACGTCTGCAAATGATGGAGCAATTTCTCCAGCAACAGAACAAGGGTGAAAATTTGGAAGCACTAAAGGAAAGCGACCCTATCGGTTATGCCGTAAAAGTCGCTGAACAGGCGCAGAGAGAGAAACAGTTAGCTATTCTGCAACAAGAGCAGCAACGCATTGCCCAACAGCAACAAGCCGAGCAATCTGAGCGTTTACAGCAGCATCTCGCTGAAGAAAGTCAAAAGTTGACTAACCTGATTCCTGGTTACGGTGACCCCAAGGCTGGCGATCAAATCCGTAAGGATATTCGTGAATACGCCAAGTCAATCGGGTGGAGTGACCAAGAGCTTGCAAACCTATATGACTCTAGGGCTGTTTTGAGTCTGTATCAGGGCATGAAGTACGCAAAACTTCAGAGCAATAAACCTGCGATCACAAAGAAGGTCGAGGCCGCTCCGAAGGTAATGAAAGCTGGAACTTCTGTGCCACGAAATGCAGAGGCAGAACAGAACAAAAAATTGCAACAGCGTTTGCGTCAAACTGGCAAAGTCCGTGATGCAGCCGCACTCTTTGAAAAATTTCTCTAAGGAATCAAAATGGCAACATATCAAACATATACCGCTATCGGTCAGCGTGAAGACCTCTCGGATGTTATTTATAACATCAGCCCCACAGACACACCTCTGTTGAACTCTTTGGCTCGTGGCAAAGCTACTGGCGTATACCATGAGTGGCAAACCGACAGCTTGGCTGCCGCTACCACCAACAACGCCGCTGTGGAAGGTGCAGACGCCTCTGACGCTACCATGTCGCCTACTACCCGTTTGGGCAACTACACCCAGATCGTTCAGAAAACTATCAAGATTTCTGGCACTTTGGAAGCTGTTGACAAAGCAGGTCGTAAGTCAGAAAAAGCCTATCAGTTGAGCAAAGCCTCTGCCGAGTTGAAGCGTGACATTGAAACCATCTTGACTGCCAACCAAGGCCGTTCTGCTGGTGATGCTTCTACTGCTCGTCAGTTGGGCGCTATGTTGTCTTGGATTAAGACCAACACTAGCAAATCTTCTGGCACTACCGCTGGCGTTGACCCCACCACTATCGGTGTGTCTACCCGTACAGACGGCACTCAACGTGCTTTCACCGAAACCATCTTGAAGGATGTGGTTCAGAAGGTTTACTCTTCTGGCGGCAACCCCAAGATTTTAATGGTTGGCCCATTCCAAAAGCAAACCGTTTCTGGTTTCGCTGGTATCGCAGCACAGCGTTACATGGCTCCTTCTAACGAGCCAACAACCATTATCGGTGCTGCTGACGTTTACATGAGCGATTTCGGCACTATTTCTGTGGTTCCATCACGCTTCATGCGTACCCGTGACGCTCTGGTGCTTGACCCAGAATACGCAGCAGTTGCTTACTTGCGCCCATTCGCCACAAACGAATTGGCAAAAGCTGGTGACGCAGAGAAAACTCAGATTTTGGCCGAGTTGACTTTGGAGATGCGTAACGAAGCAGCCCACGGTATCGCTGCTGACTTGTCTACATCTTAATCACACGGGGGGCTAATCACCCCCCTTCTTTTATGCGCCACATTGCATCACAGAACGGTAAAGAGACTAATTTCCACGACCTCGATGGAAAGCATTTCATTGAGACTAAGCAGGATATTTCTGGTATTTTGGAGAGCAACAAGGCTCAGTTCAACGCTACGGATGAACGTGCCAAGTGGGGGGAGTGGGCGAAAGTCGCCAGTATCCCTAATGTTGTGATTGATGACCTAAATAAACAGGGAATCATGCGAGGTTTTGCCGTAGTTGATGAAAAAAGATTTCGTGACTTCCTAAATAACCCTGATAATCGGTTTTTCAGAACTCGACCAGGACAACTATGAAGGTAGCTATTTGCGTTCCCTGCCGTGACACAGTTATGACAGGGTTTGCTTTTGATCTAGCGAAATTGTGTGCGTATGAAGGTGTGACTCGATGTGCAGAAGGTGGGTCTTTATTGATCTACCAAGTGCCAGGCACGTTGATATTTAACCAACGTGAGAGGTTAGCCGAGGAAGCCTTAAAGGATGGTGCTGACGCTATTTTGTGGGTTGACTCAGACATGAGATTCCCAAAAGATGCGCTCAGAATCCTTTTATCCCGTGAACTTCCCATTGTTGGGGTTAATGCAACGACCCGCCGTTTCCCTATCCAAGCGACAGCCTTAGATGTTTGTCCTGAAACTAAAGACTTGGTGAAAGTTGACAGTAAAGGCAAGGAAGGTCTTGAGCAAGTCATGGGTGTCGGATTCGGGATGGTTCTAATCCGAAAAGAAGTTTTCGAGAAAGTTGAAAAGCCTTGGTTTTGGTTTGATAAAACCGCCAAAGGTGGGACAATAGGGGAAGATATTTACTTTTGTGCAAAGGCGTATGACGCTGGTTTCGACACCATTGTTGACCACGACCTTTCAAAGCACATCAGGCATATCGGAACTTACGAATATGGTTGGGATGATGTATGAGCATAGCGACTTACTCAGATTTGAAAACAAAGGTTGCCAGCTACTTGGCTCGTACCGACTTGACCGATCAGATTCCTGATTTCATTCGGTTTGCGGAGTTGCGTTTACGCCGTGAGTTGCGTATTCGTCAAATGCTTAAGTCTGTGACCACGACCACGACAGGTGGTGATTCAACCGTTGAACTCCCTTCAGACTTTTTGGAAGCTAGAGACTTTTACGTTTCTACCAATCCAATCCAGCCGTTGACTTACTCAAGCCCTGCTATTTTCAGTCGTAACACAAAATCGACCACTAGCGGTAAGCCTCTTGATTACACGATTCTGGCATCAGAGTTTAAGTTGTCTCCAATTCCAGATACGACTTACACGCTAGAACTGTTGTATTTCGCAGCGCCTACATTCTTGGGTGACTCAAATTCAAGCAACGTATTCATGGCAAATGCGCCTGATGTTTTGCTGTATGCCTCTCTGTTAGAAGCAGAGCCTTATCTGATGAACGATGCTCGTATTCAGGTCTGGGGTTCTCTGTATGACAGGGGTATCGCAACGCTTTCAACATCTGATGAATCTTCACAGTATTCAGGTGTTCCACTTTCAATGTCATTTGCAACGAGGTAAATATGTCTGAAATGTCAAATTATCTTGAGAACGCTCTTGTAAACGCTGTTCTCCGAAACACAAGCTACACAAGTCCAACGACTGTTTACTTGGCTCTCTACACTAGCGACCCAACCGATGCGGATTCTGGTACTGAGTGTTCAGGTACTTCTTACGCTCGTCAGGCGATTACTTTTGGTTCACCATCTAACGGGGTGACTACAAACTCATCGGCTATTGAATTTCCTCAAGCTGGTGGCTCATGGGGAACGATCACCCATGTTGGGATTCGTGATGCCTCTACCGCTGGTAACTTGCTATTCCACACAGCCTTAGATGCCTCGAAAACCATCGCTACTGGTGACGTTTTCCGCATTGCTTCTGGTTCATTGAGCGTGACTTTGGCGTGATATGGCTGACCTGCTCCCACCGTGGACAATAGACAGCCTTGATAATCTAAAGGCTAGTCTAGACTCGTTAACGCTGTCGCTTGACAGTCCGTTATACACAACGTCAGTCACTCGGTGGGATGCTTACGGTTCGGTTACTTCTAGCGCATCGGTTTCGGCTGATGCGATACGAGTCCAATTAGCCTCTGCTTCTGTAACAACCTCTGCAAGCGCATCTGCTGACGGGATAAGGGTTCAGTATGGTTCAGGCGCAATAGACGCTTCTGCGACCGTTTCCTGCGATGCCACGAGGGTTCAATACGCTTCTGGTTCTGTTGACGCTTCTGCCTCTGTTTCTGCTGCTGGAACAAGAGTCCAGTTCGGTTCAGGTGCTATTGATTCAACCGCAACTGTATCTGCCGCTGGAATTAGAGTTCAGTTTGGAGATGCGGCTATTTCCTGTTCTGCTGATGTAACCGCTTTGGGCGGTATCGTGGCAAGCGGAGTGGCTGATATTTCCTGTGCGGCTACTGTAAGCGCAGATTCCATTAGGGTTCGTCAGGCTGATGCCTCAATTACCGCAACTGCGACTGTTTCTGCTTTGGGGGGGATAACCGCAGACGGTACTGCAAGCATTGAATGTTCAGGAACTTGCGAGGCTAGTGCTTATGCAATCTACGACTTCAGCGGCTCAATTTCGTGCGATGCTACTGTTACTTGTAATGGGGTGCGTCTGGGCGATAATTGGGTTGACGTTACGACTAGCGAAGATACTTGGAATGATGTGTCGCAAAATAACAACACTTGGACAACTGTGAGTGCTAGTTCAGACACATGGACAGACGTTTCTGCGAACTCAAACACATGGTCAGAAGTGTCGCAAAATAACAACACTTGGTTAAGACAGGGATAGTATGCCTACACAACGAATCGCATTAGGCGAGTGGACACCAGATCAGCCTGGCTTGGTTGGTGGGATTCAGACTGCCTTAAATTGTTACCCAACGGCTACGGGATATGCGCCTTTTCCGTCTGAGGCTTATTTCTCAGCGGCTGCTGATGAGAATTTGCTTACCCTTTCGTACTCTAAAGACCAATCTGGGACTATTAAATTATTCGCAGCAGGTCAGGATAAGATTTACACCGTTGACTCTGTTGGCGCTTTGACTCAGGTTTGGTACACATCAGGGACTTACGCCCAAACGGGAACGACCACTCTGACCGTGACAGCTACGGCTCATGGTTGGAAAACAGGCGATTCTGTTTATCTCAATTTCACAAGCGGAACGGCTACCGATGGGACTTTTACTGTTACCAAGCTAACCGCTGACACTTTCACGATTACCACGACTTCTGCCACAACAAGCGGAAACGTGAGAATCTCTGCCTCTGAGACAGGATTTAACACCCCTGCGAACGAGAGAATTCGCTTCACTCGATTTGGAAATAGGACAATCGCTGCTAACTTTGGTGACCGCCTTCAGTCGTTTGTGGCTGATACGAGCACATCGTTTAGGAATCTGGCAGACGATGCGCCTATTGCCAAGTTTGTGACCGTTGTGAGGGATTTTGTTGTTTGTGCTCACTTAGACTCGGCTGGCGGGAATCTGCCTTATCGGGTTCAATGGTCTGGAATAAATGATGAAACCACTTGGACAACAAGCCAAATCACTCAGGCTGATTACCAAGACATTCCCGATGGTGGGCATATTACTGGTATCCGAGGCGGTGAGTTTGGTCTTATCCTGATGGAAAAGGCAATCCATCGGATGAGCTATGTCGGCACTCCGTTTATCTTCCAATTCGACAACATCAGCCGAGAGAAGGGCTGTATCGCATCAGGCTCAGTAAGTCAGTATCAAGGTCTGACTTTCTTCCTGTCTGATGACGGGTTTTATTTGTGTGATGGTCAACAAGTCGTGCCAATCGGCGCTGAGAAGGTAGATCGGTTCTTCTTTAACGATGCCGACCCAGACTTTACAACCATGTCCTCTGCGGTTGACCCTATCCGTAAACTCGTTCTGTGGAATTACAAGAGTAAGTTCGCAGAAAGGAAAATGTTGGTTTACAGCTTCACGACTAAGAAATGGTCTGTGATGATGGCAGCCTCGGACTATATTTCTGATGCTACTACTGCCTCGGTGACTGTTGAGCAATTAGACAGCGTTAACGCCTCTTTAGACGCTCTTTCTGTGTCTCTTGACTCCAACCTATACGCAGGTGGTAAATACTTCCTTGGCGGCACTTCTGGGACTAAGGTGGTTACGTTTAGCGGGGCGAATAAGTCAGCGACTATCGAGACAGGCGATATTTCCACAGGTGGGCGGTCTTTGATTAACCTAGCTCGACCACAGATTGACAACGGTTCTGCGACTGTGGCTTTGGCTTCTAGAACTCTCTTAAATGAGGTGGTGACTTTTGGAACGGCTACCGCAGCGGATTCGGATAACCGAGTTTCTTTGAGGGGGTCTGGGAATTACCATCGGATTCAGGTTAATCCTACTGGCGACAACTGGAAGATGGCTGTTGCGGTGGATGTTGAGATTCAACCACAGGGGAATAGGTAATGTTTCGCCTTCTCCCTGTATTTGGAGCCGACCAAAGGGGTGTGGCTGAGATCGTCAACGGGATAATGAACGGTAAGACGAACAATCATGGAACGGTTACCTTGGCGACAGGAAACGCCACCACGACCACGATAACTGACGAAAGAATTAGCGCAGATACCAAGATTGTGCTGATTCCGTTCTCTGACGCTGCTGAGACTGATTCTGCTCCTTATGGGGCTTTTCAGGACTCTACCGATCAGACAGCCGCCAATACGACTACGGCTTACTCGATTACTTTTGACACGACAGACTACTCAAATGGGGTCTATCTGTCCAACAGTTCTCGGGTGAACGTCAGGAATTACGGGATTTATAACATCCAGTTCTCAATTCAGCTTAAAAACACGACAAACGACACCCAAGACGTTGATATTTGGTTTGCCAAGAATGGAACGAATATTGACAAGTCAAACAGCCGTTTCTCGTTACCTGCTCGGAAGAGTTCTGGCGACCCATCCCACCTTATCGCAGCAATGAATTTCTTTGTTGAGATGCAAGCTGGCGACTATGTGGAATTAAAGTGGCGTGTATCGGATACGGGGGTCAGTATTGAGCAATACGGGACTTCCACAAGTCCAACCCGCCCTGCTGTCCCATCAGCAATTATCACGGCTCAATATGTGGCTCCGTCTGCCTCTACAAACGTCTACGTCAGCTCCCAGACCAAGGGCGAGGCGACATTAACCCACTTTGCGAACTCAACATCAGACAAGACTTATGCTTACATTTTGGTAGGCTAGTGTATATAATTGGCTCCGTGGATGACCCGCCTCGGAGTCCCTTAGTGAAAAGGAACGAAAATGGCAGTCGAAACCGCAACATCTACATCCACAACTCAGATTGACCCAACGATTCAGCCGTTTCTGAAATACGGTCTGGAAGAATCTCAGCGCCTCTACCAAGCAGGTGGGCCAAAGTATTTCACAGGTCAGGGTTATGTCGGGCCTTCAGAGGCAACACAGACAGGTCTAGCCGCTTTACAGGCTCGTGCTCAAGCTGGTTCTCCTCTGACTTCTGCTGCCCAAAATCAACTGTACGGAACAATCCAAGGTGATTATCTTGGTGGCAATCCTTTCTTTCAAGGTGCTTTCCAACCTGCTGCCCAAGCCGCTACAAACGCTTTTAATCAAGCGATTGGCAATGTGGCTTCACAGGCATCTAAAGCAGGTCGCTACGGTTCTGGTGCGATGACTAACCTTCAGAATCAAGCGGCTAACACTTTGGCTCAGAGCCTGACAGGAACTGCTGGACAACTGGCATATCAGAATTACGCCCAAGAACGTGCTCGTCAACAACAGGCAACATTTGGCGCACCAGAGATGGCTGCTGCTGATTACGCTGACATTAACAAACTGTTAGCCGCAGGTCAGTTTGGAGAGGGTTACCAACAGCAAGCACTTCAGGCTGCTAAAGAGAAGTTTGCATTTGAGCAAGCCGCACCTCAAGCCAATCTGACAAACTATCTGAATCAAGTCTACGGCTTCCCTGCTGGCAGAACACAGACAACTCAGACTCCTTACTTCACTAACCCAACCGCTACCGCATTGGGAACTGGTTTGTTAGGACTTCAGTTATTGGATAGAGGTTCTCCATATATCCAAAAAGGCTACGATTGGTTGATGGGTAGCGGTGGCGGTGGAGATAGTTTTGGATTAGACCCTTACACTAGAAAATTGATTGGGCTGTAATCATGGCACTTTTAGACTTTTACGGACAAACACCAGACTACTACGGTGGTCTGTTGGGTACTGACGAACTGAATCGTTTGCGCCAACAAGCACAAGAGCAAGGAACGCTGAACATGGCGACTGCCTTACTCCAAGCAGGTGCGCCTAGCCGTACACCTGGCGGTGGTGCTTTGGCTATCGCTCAAGGTCTGCAAATGGGACAAGACGCTTATCGTAAAGCGTTGAACCAAGGACTTCAGGAAAAAGTTGCATCTTTGCAAATTAGTGAGCAAATTCGCAAGCAAAAAGAAGCCGAGAATATGCGCCAACTTTTCCCGCAGATTTTCCAAGTTTCTCAAACTCCAGAGCAACTGACAATGTACGGTCAGCCAACTCAAGGCGTTATTCGTGATGATGAGGGGAATCTGTTGCCTGGCGGTGGAATGACTCCAGCTAGACAAAACATTAGCGTAGATACAAATAGGCTCATGGCTTTGGCAGCTAGATCGTCTAACCCGATTGAGACTTTGGCAACAATGTCAAAATTGGTTCCTGACTTGCGTAAAGCAGGATTTACTGGTGGCATGGCTCAAACCGAGAATCCATTTACCGTATTTGCACAAGATCAATCTGTGCCATTGGCTTTGCGTCAAGTGGCTGCAAACTATGAGAAAAGCTATGCTGCTGGTTTGATTGACCCAGAAACAGCAGATAAGCGTTTGGCTGATTTAGGTGCTAGGGTTCAATCCGCACAAGACCGTGAAATGGCAAGGCAAGATCGTTTAGTGGCGCAAGCTGGAACTGAATCTGCTCGTCAAATGTCTTTAGCAACTCAAAGAATGTTGGCTGACGAAAAGGTAAGCGCAGCACAGGAAAAACGTGAACAAGCCGCAACTACTAAATCTGAAGCTAAATCTCAACTGACTGACATTGTTGGTTCTTTGAAAAAGAATTATGAAACCTTGAAAGAGCAAGGTGGAATTGTTAGCGCACAAGAATCTGGTTTTGGCAACATTGGTGCTCGTCTAAGTTCTTCTGGATTTGGTCAGGCTATCGGCGGTGCTGTTGGCACAAAAACTCAGGAAGAGCGTCAAAAGATTGAGCAAACTCGACCACTTTTGCTTAACCTGATTAAAAATGCAACAGGCATGAGCGCACAGCAAATGAACTCAAATGCTGAAATGCAACTGTACTTGAACGCTGCCACAAACCCACAACTAAGCTATGAAGCCAACTTAGAGGCTTTGAAGAACTTAGATCGCTTGTATGGTTTGGGTGGTGTGGCTAAAGAAATTGAAAAAGAATTGAAAAATCCCGCCAAACCTTCTGGCCCTTCTAAGAGTGGGTGGTAAAAATGGCTGACATTACGGTTTCGTTTACTGATGGAACTTCTCACATATATGAGAACGCCCCTGACTCATTGAGTCGAGAAGATGTTTTGAAGCGTGTTGCTTTAGATTTCCCAGATAAAAAGGCTGAAAGTCTAAATCGTGAATCTTATAAAGAGATGGGCGCTTTAGATGTGGCTACAAAAGCAGTTAAAAATCTGCCATCTTCAACAACAAAGATGGTTGGAGATATTATTTCTGCTATTTCTAGCCCATTGCAGACAGGGAAGGCGATTCTTGATGTTGGCGCTGGTACTCTGCAAAACATTCTTCCAGAGGCTCTTGTTAAGGCTATTGGAGAAGATAAACCATCTCGCCAAGCGGCTAGTCAAGTTGCTCAAATGTACGTTGATAAATACGGCTCCGTAGAAGGCGCTAAACGTGCTATTGCAACAGACCCTGCTAGTGTCATGGCTGACATTTCTACCGTTTTGACAGGCGGTTCAATGGCTGCCGCAAGAGCGCCTCAAGTGGCTGGAACTTTGTCAAAAGCAGCAACTATGGTTGACCCATTGGCTTTGGCTACAAAAGGCGCTACAACCGCTGTAAAAGGCGCTGGAAGCGTTGCTGAGAAGGTTTTAGGCGTTACCACAGGTGTTGGAACTGAGCCTATTTCTCAGGCGTTTAAGGCTGGTGTAGAAGGCGGTCAGCGTGGTCAGCAATTCACTCAGAATATGCGTGGTACTGCTGACATGATGGAAGTCTTGGATATTGCAAAGCAAAACCTTGACCAAATCCGTTTAGACCGTAGCAATACATACAAAGCAAACATGGCAAATATCAAGGGAGATAAAACAGTCCTTGATTTTGCTGGAATTGACAAGGCTTTAGGTGAGGCTTTTGACAAAGTTTCCTTTAAGGGTCAGATTAAAAACCAAGAGGCTGCCAATAAACTCTCGGAAGCTAAATCCATTATTGATGAATGGAAACAATTAGACCCTGCCGAGTTTCACACACCTGAAGGCATTGATGCTCTAAAGCAAAGTGTCGGGCAAATCTTAGAAGGCTTACAGCCTCGGACAACTTCTGACACGGTTGTTAAGGGCGTTTACAACTCGATTAAAAACGAGATAAATAAGCAAGCGCCAACTTACGCTAAGACCATGAAATCTTACTCAGATTCAACTGAGTTGATTCGTGAGATTGAAAGGGCTTTGTCTCTTGGAGATAAGGCTTCTGCTGATACAGCAATGCGTAAATTGCAGTCATTGATGCGTAATAACGTTAATACAAACTATGGTCAGCGTCTTAAATTGGCGCAACAGCTAGAAGCACAGGGCGGTCAGCAAATGATGCCTTCTTTAGCTGGACAGGCTATGGCTGATTGGACTCCTAGAGGAATCCAAAGAGCAACGGCTCCGATTGGTGGTATTGGCTTATTCTCGCTTGGTGGAGCTCCTGCTGTTGTGGGTGGTGCGGCTGTATCTTCTCCAAGAATGGTCGGAGAGGCTGCTTATGGTGCAGGAAGAGCTACAAGAGGTTTATTGGATGTTGGTCAAAGAATCCCTGAAATTGACTACCCAACAATGTTTAACTTGCTTTATCAAGCAGAACAAATGAAGCAATAAAGGAAAATCATGTCAAAAGACAAAATCAGCGATTACAGCGCAACCGCAAATTCCAACACGGACATTGGCGGTATCAACATTGACGAGGGATGCGCCCCTTCAGGGATTAACGATGCTATCCGCACGTTGATGAAGCAACTCAAGGATTGGCAGTCTGGTTCGCAAGACGTTTACATCCATCCTGCAGGTAGCGCATCTGTTCCCTCTATTACGGCTACTGGAGACACCAATACAGGTTTGTTCTTCCCTGCTGCTGATACTGTTGGTATTACCACAGGTGGTACTGAGAGGGCTAGGATTGATTCCTCTGGCAACTTAGGTCTTGG